CCCGCCTGCTGTGCTCTGCGCAGTGGGCTTTATTTTTTATCGGGAGCATATACGAGCGCTTCCAAATCTTCAACCAGCTTCAGCGTGTGAGCATCATTTTCTTCGTAGCACTTTGATAGGATTGCTTCAAATACGGGCAGCGGCTTTTCTCCGTAACGGTTCCACAGATCATCTATTGCAATCTGCACGGCGGCTTTCTTTTGGACATCGGATTGCAGCGAGTTGAACAAGTTCCGGGCTTTACTTTTGGCGCTTCCCTCATGGGTGGAGTCAATATATATCGCACCTTTGCTATATTCATCATCTGTACGCTGTGGGATAAAGGCAAAAAGAATCTCAGGAGCAACAGAATAACGCCGCGACATATCTAGAATGACACGCTCTCGCTCTTGATTATAAGTCGGAACGTCCCACGGCTTCCCGTTGTCCCTTGCAAGTGTTTCAGCTGCCCAAAGTTCGCTTTTAGCTTCCCTTTTGGCTGTTTCTATCTGTTCGTCAATCGGATAAAAGAACGCTTCCGGTACATTTAACGCCTTTGCAATTTTCTGTACAGTTTCAAATTTCGGGTTTAATTTTCCGAGTTCATAACGGCGTATCGTTGGTTCGGCAATTCCAGCCCTTTCTCCGAGTTCCTTTTGCGTCAAGCCTCGCGCTTTTCGGAGTTCTCTAATTTTTGCGCCGATGGTTTGCTCCATCCCCAATGCCCCCCCTTTTTATATAGTGTACCACGATTCGGTTTGAACAGCAATAAAAATTTCTGCAATCATCTTGACAGTAACTTTTAGCTCTGCTATAATACAGACAGAAACAAAAGTTTCTCAGCAACTTAGAACCTAGTCCGAACAGTAAGCGATAGTACGAAAGGAGTCTTTTACAATGCGATTGAATCGTGTGAAAGTGATTGCCCGTATGGCGCAGCTTGATTTGCGTATTGCTGATGTGTGCGAGCGCGGAACCATTTCTCGCTCTATCGTCAATAAAGCACGCAGCGGCGGCTCCATGAATCCGTTGAACGCGAAGCGGCTCGCTGCCGCACTGGGCGTGCCGCTGGACGAATTAAAAGAGGTGGACTAAATGTATCAACCATTTCACAAGTTGCGTGTGCGCTTTGCTGAATGCGAGATGCGGCAGGGCGATGTTGCACAGGCCGCAGGCATGGCAAAAAGCACCATGACCGCCCGGATGAAGGGCTATCAACCGTGGACAAGTGCAGAGATCACCCGCGTGGCCGCTGTCTTGAACATTCCCCGGGAGCAGATCGGAGAGTTTTTCTTTGAACCGTCTCCCAAGAGCAAGAAGGGCGCATGATGGCAAATAAAAGAATGTTTTCGGTGGACGTGGTGGAAACCGACGCTTTTCTTGACCTACCGTCCAAAACGCAGGCGCTCTACTTTCATTTGGGTATGCGTGCCGATGATGACGGGTTTGTTTCAAGCCCCCGCACCATCGTGCGCACCATCGGATGCACTACTGGTGATTTGAAGCAGTTGGAAGCCGCTGGTTATGTGATTTCGTTCAGTTCTGGTGTGCTTGTTGTGACTGACTGGAAGGTAAACAACACGCTCAAGAGTGACCGTTACCGCAAGACTATGTTTCAAAACGAGCTTGCACTGCTGAAAGAATCAGCATCAAAGCGTTACATCCTTTCTGGCAATGGAACCATTTCGGAACCAATCAGGAACCAAAACGGAAACCAGCAGGAACCGCAGTATAGTACAGTGAAGGATAGTGTAGAGAAGTGTAGGTTAGAACAGGAGAGCAACGCCGCTGCCGCGGCTGGTGAGCCTGATACTCCCCCTGTGGATATTTTCACATCTTTTGCCGATGGTGACGGTGAACTGCTGCAAGCTCTTCAGGATTACGACCGAATGCGCAAGGAAAAGCGCAAGAGCCTAACAGATACCATGCGCCGCAGCCTGTGCCAGCAGCTGGATGAAGAATTTCACCGCTGTGAATGGGTGCAGATCATCAAGCAGGCCACGCGGCAGGGATGGTTAAAGTTTTATCCGCTGGACAAGGACAAGCCCGCCAGCACCGTGCCAGAGTTTGAGAGCGCTGGCGACCAGATCAGCCGAATAATCGAAAACCTCAAGCGAAAGAATGGAGCGTGATACAAAATGACCCTTGAAAAGGTAAAAGAACTGATGCAGACCCGCATGGACTACTTCGAGCAGCACCTTTCTGATGAAACCATAACCGCTCAGCTGAAAGCCTACACGGCCAATCTGGGCACTGTGCCGGATGATATTGCCGAAGCAGCTTTCTATGCTGCACTGGGTAATTGCCGCTATCCGAAACAGTTCCTTGCTGACTGGCAGGAAGCTGTGCGGGACATCCAGCTTGACGCGCTGCCGTCCCCGGAACAGATGTGGGTAAGCACTCTGGCAGCGGCCAAACGGATTGACAGCGAGCTAGAGTGCGCCCGGAACGGTGGAAATCTGGACGAAGAAAACAGCCGGGAAAAGTGCCTTGCGCGGGCATGGGATGTATTTAACGCTCTGCCGGAAGCTGTGCGCAAGCTCTACGGCAATCCGTCCGCAATGCGCAGCTTGCTTGCATCCCGTGATACCAGCGTGAGCGAGATGAACCGCATCTATCGCCCGGCATTCATGCAGGCAATTAAAAAAGCCCCGGCAAAAGCCCTGCAGACCCCAAAGACAGCGCCCCAGCTGACGCAGGGCACCCAGCCTGCTGCTCAGATCAGCGACAGCAGCAAGAGCGCGTGAGGGGGTGATTTTGTGAACGACACACAGGTAAACCGTGACCGCTATGTTGAGGCAATCACCAAGTTGCTGGAAAAGGCAAACCTGCGCAAACTGCGCCTGATCTGGATCTATGTGGAGCGCATGACCCGCACCAACTAAGCCGACCCGCTCAAAAAAGAGCGCGTTGATATTTTGATCGTGCCCAGTACGGGCACAGGAAGGATTTTACCATGAACGAAATGAAGCATTTTTTCAACACCACCAGCGTTGACACCATCGGCGAGTGCCTGAACGGCGAGAAGCTGCTGAATGCATCCCGCAATGAGAAGGGCAACACCCTGTTGACCTTTGAAAGTGCCTACGAGGGCTACTCCGACCTGCTGACCATTACCCCGGACGGCTCTGTGATCGGCACGTTCATCTGTGACGAAGAACAGCAGCCCCAGACCGTCAACGATACCCAGTGCGCTGCCAATGAGATCGTTAAGATGGACGATCTTATCCGCTATGAGAACAGTGCAGAGTTTCACCGTGCATACGCCGACTTCTTGGACGCAGCGGAACTGCTGGCAGTTGATGGGCAGGCGGTGGTTACTCTGGCAGAGCTGGCACGGAAGTGTGCAGACGCGGCGCAGCTGAATGCCTATCGTTTGGCTACGCGTTACCCTGTGATGGTGCGTGCAGCACTGGGACTGCCCGACATCAACTATACGCCTGGCTTTAACCCGGACGTTGATCTTGACACCGATTCTATTTCTTCGATGCTGCCCAACTACTTCGGCCTGCTGAAGCCGCTGCATGAAGAAGATGGGTGCGACCCTAGCGAGGGCGTTGTTCTGCTGTTCCATGACAAGTCTAACGCCAAAGAACCCAGCGCAGAGCTGAAGATTGTTCCGATGGTGAACGCTGAAGGCGTGCCGGTTCTGTCTGTCAGGGTGAGCGACCTGCCCCAGCAGTAAGCCCAAGACCGCCGACAAACAGAAAGCCGCCTTTCCCTGCGCCAACAGGGACGGGCGGCAAATGGCGGGACAACGCATTGCAGTAATGTTTCCCGCCCTCATTTTAGCAGAAAGAAGAGGGATTTTCAATGTTTGGTTACACCGCTTATCAATTTTCTTGTGTCGCCCCTGTGGCGCTGATGTTCTTCGTGGGTGCCGCTGTGATGTGGTTCAGCGGCATCCGGTAAGGGGGTGTGCAACATGACGAGAGAAGAATCTTTAGAAGCCCTGTGCGTGGCTTTTGAGAAGCTGGACGAGGACGAACAGCGAGGGATGATCCGGCTTATTGAGCAGATGAAGCGTGCCCATACTTTTGGTCTGGACGTTCGTTTTGACGAGCACACTTTCACTTTCTTTATCGCAGATGCAGCGACCAACACCGTTGTTGCCCCGCCGCCGATGAATATTCCTACTGTGGAAGCATGGCTGGACGACTACGAGAAAGAAGCAGCCGAAGAATGACATTGCAAGGTGATATTCTTGCAGTTGCGTCCGTTTTATGGTACAATATGAGCGTAGTACAGACGCTCTTTCAGACCATTACAACGCGTAAAATTTAACGGTGGTGCGTTGAGTACATAGCGCCACCCCCACCCCTGAGAGCGTATGACGGCCCAGCAGGCCGCTGTGCGCTCTTTTTATTTGCCGGAGGTCATTCTATACCATGACGAAAACGAAGCTCAAGAAGTGCCCTGTATGCGGCGCTGTGATGTGGCATTTTGCCAATGAAAGCCGCTGCCTTGAATGTGCAGTATGGAAAGCCCAGGACGAAAAGGAACGGGCCCGCGTCCGTACTCTGGCATGGGCTGCATACCATGCGGAACACGGCGAACGGCTGTCACTGGGCGAAGCTGCTGTGATGGCTGATGCTATGGGCATGAGCTACGGCGCATACAGTTTACAGTTGTCTCAGCAGAAACGCAATGTAGCAATAAATTGACATTGAATAGCATTATATTTGCATTTTACAACAGAATGTGGTATACTGACCATAGCAGGCGGATTATAGCGCCGTCCGGCTCCTGACTGCTCTTTGCTGCACGGTCTGGCTGTGGGTGTGCCATGACCCACGATCAGAGCGCCCAGCATTGCAGGAGCGGACATACCCCTTGCACCGGACTTTTCCTTTCCCCGGTGCACCATGCGCGGCATAAGGTTTGCCACCTGCTGCTTTTTACGTCTACTCATACGGAAAATGAGGTGCTATCAATGGAAAATCCCAACCCTACCCCCAGCGCCGCCCAGCAGCCCGAAAATAACGGCTCTGAGCGGATGTTTTCACAATCCGAAGTAAACACCATCGTTGCAGACCGGCTTGCCCGTGAGCGCTCCAAGAGTGCCGAGCGCGTGGGCGACCTTGACGCACGAGAAAAAGATCTGAAAGCCCGCGAGGAAGCGTTGGAAGCCAAAAGCCAGCGTTTCAGCCAGTGGGAAGCCCGGGAAGCCTGCAAGCAGTATCTGACTGATAACCATATCAGCGCGGCACTGCTGGATAAGCTGGACACCAGCGACCCGGAAGCGTTCAAGACCGCTGTAAAGGCGGTGCAGAGCGTCACCGGCAATGGGTACAGCGTCACTAAGACGACCACCGGCGCAAAGGTGGACACCCCGCCGATGTGGCTTTCTCAGGGCAAAGATAAAGACGCTGAGTTGAAGCGGGCTTTCGGTCTGAACAACTGAAAGAGGATCTATAAATGGCTATTGAGTTAGCAACCCAGTTCCAGGCATATACAGACGAACAGTTTTACTCCGAAAGCAAAACCAGCCTTGTGACGAACAAGGATTTCAGCTTTGACGGCGCAAAGACCATCAAGCTGTATAAGATGCAGTCCACCGAGATGGAGGACTTCAACCGCAACGGCCCCATTCTCGAGGGGAATAAGTCTCAGTATGGCACGATCAGCACCCTGCAGGCCACCACCGAGACATTCACGATCAACAAAGATCGTTCGTTCACTTTCGAGGTGGACAAGATGGACACGGACGAAACCAAGATGCAGGTTGCCGCCGCCAGCGCTCTGGCACGCCAGCAGCGTGAGAAGGTGTTCCCGGAGATTGACTCCTATGTTTACAGCGTGATGGCAGCAAATGCAGGCATTAAGCCGGAAGCCGCAGCCCTGACCGCTGAAAACATCTATACGCAGATCATCACGGCAAATGCCCAGATGGATGATGCAGAGGTGCCCGCATCTGATCGCGTGCTCATTCTGACCCCGACCACCTACACGCTCCTGAAGCAGTCCAAGGCCACCTTTGACAATCAGGACATTGGTGCAGAACTGCGCAAGAAGGGCGTTATTGCCCAGCTGGACGGCCTGAATGTGGTCAAGATCGCGTCTAACCGCCTGCCCGCGAAGTTTGGCTTCATGATCGCGCATCCCGTGGCTACCGTGGCCCCGGTCAAACTGGCAGAGTACAAGATTCACCTTGACCCGCCTTTCCTGTCCGGCAGTCTGGTGGAGGGCCGTATTTACTACGACGCGTTTGTTCTGGAAAACAAAGCAAAGGGCATCTATTATCAGGCAATCGCCTGATATGGCATCATCTGGGCGCACGGGGCTGACCTGTGCGCCCTTTTTGTATCGAGGTGAGTATATTTGAAGATCAAACTTTCAACTCCCGCAGAGGTACGCCGCACGCTGTCCAAGATCGCAAATATGCTGCTGAATAACGAGATCGACCCGCAGCGGGCAACAGCTATCACAAATTGCTGCAACAGCGTTCTAAACTGCATCCGCATTGACGAACAGCAGAAGAAGCTGGCAGAGCTGGAAAAGCTGCTGGACGAGGTGGAAGCGAATGGAGCTTGACCGACTGGAAAAGCGCATCCGGGCACTACAGGCCCGGAAAGCGGCCAGAGCTGCCACGTTTAAGCGCGTGCAGGGCATCGACCCCACCGAGCACGAAGCGGCTGTATATCACGCCCTGCATGAGGATATAGCAGCCGATGCACACACCTACTACAATTTGCCCGGTGGGCGTGGCTCCTGCAAATCCTCTTTTGTGTCGTTGGAGATCGTGGACGGCATTCAGAAAGACCCCACCGGCACCGGCTCTGCTGTGGTGTTCAGGCGGTGGGGCAGCACCTTGCGGGAATCCGTGTTTGCACAAATCCAGTGGGCTATTGACGCGCTGGGCGTGTCTGACCTGTGGAGCTGCACCGTGTCACCCATGCGCTGCACCTACATTCCCACCGGCGCACAGATCATCTTCCGAGGGCTGGACGATAACAGCAAAATCAAGTCCATCAAGCCTGCAAAGGGCTTTTTCCGATGGGTGTGGTTTGAGGAATTTTCAGAGCTGCCCGGTGAAAATTTCGTCCGCAGCGTAATGCAGTCTGTAGGCCGTGGCGGGAAGCCTGTGGTGTTCCGCAGCTTCAACCCGCCTGTGTCCCTGAATAACTGGGCAAATAAGTTCATCCAGCAGCCCAACGAGGAAGCATTGACCCTGCACACGGATTACACCCAGGTGCCCCCGGAATGGCTGGGAGAGGTGTTTCTGAACGAAGCCCAGCGCATCCAGAGCCTAAACCCGAAAGTGTACGATCATGAGTATCTGGGCATTCCCACCGGCAGCGGCGGCGAGATATTCACCACGCTGGAAGTGCGCGAGATCGCGGACGAAGAGCTTGAAATGCAGTGTTACCGCTATGTCGGTGTTGATTTCGGCTTTGCGTCTGACCCTGCTGCCGTTGTGGTGCTGTACTACGACCGCAGCACCGAAACTATCTATTTTGCAGATGAAATTTACAAGCGCGGCCTGTCAAATGAAGCCCTTGCCGCCGAGATCAGGGCGCACGGCCTTGACCATGTGGGCGAAACCAGAAAGAACCCCATCACAGGCGCAGAAACAGCCCCGGAACAGGTTATTTATTGCGACTGCGCCGAACCCAAGAGCATCATGGACTTGCGTACATACGGCTTGCAGGCGCGGCCCTGTACCAAGCACCCCGGCTGTGTGAACTACCGCATCAAGTGGTTACAAAAACGGACGCTTGTGGTTGACCCCCGGCGCACGCCGAACATCTACCGCGAGTTTTCACAATATGAATACGACACGGATAAAGACGGGAACTTCCTGCCCAGTGTGCCAGATCGGGACAATCATACTTGTGACGCAACCGCATATAGCCTTGACCGTCTTATCTTCAACAAGAACGAAGGAGCGTAAAACCATGCTGGAAATGCACCTGACCTGCCCCCATTGCAAAAAGACCTTTGTTGTTTATCCGCTTGTGGCAGCCGTGGAGCTTGACGGCTTTGTTGACTGCTGCCCCCGCTGTCATACATCCGTTGGCTATCACTGGCTTGAAGAAATCCAACCGGCCTTTTTGCAGCTGGCAGATATTGACCAGCGCATGAATAGCGATAAGGAAGGGCAGCCGCTGCCGCCTGAAAAACAGGGCTGGAAGATCGAGATCAGACAGGGATAAAAACACACTAAAATCCGAAAATGTGGTAAATAGTGTGGTATAAACAAAGAAAAGCACCTAGATTTTAACGAATCTAGGTGCTTTTTGCNTAGGTGTCTCCGGGTGCAGGCGATCTACAACATTCCCGCCGCGCCACGCCGATCGTCAGGCTAGCGCATTGGTAGCTTCATGAATTCCTGCCGGTCCGCAAAGCTTAAGTCCGTTCAGGTGCTGTGTCTAAAGGACGCCCCGGCCCCACACGACACAAGAGTGGGCGGAACGCGCAGCACTCAGGCTGCGAGCAACTGATAATTATTGTTGTCAGTTAATTTTTTGGAGGAGTTTAGAGCAG